GGATTTGTCATCGTGTGGTGACACCTACAATTTCTTCCGCTTTATTCAAGAAGAAGAAGATGCTGAATTGCCTGAGAAGTTAAAACTCTATTATCGCCACCCTGAAACTGTTCAGGGCCAACCTTCGTTTGAGGAGCCCTCAGATCATGCTAAAATTGTACCAGTCTTGGGACGAGGGCGTGAGTATGTCATTGGTGAAGGAACATTTGACTTGGTTACTTACCAGATTGATAGTTTTGAAGGTTATTGTGGAGCCGTAGCTGTTTTACCCCGTAGAAGACCTGTGATATTTGGCTTTCACACGGCCGGGGCAAATGGAAAAGGATCATGTACGGTGGTTTCTCAAAAAGAACTAGCACCATTGATGAAACGTAAGCAGACGATTAACATCAAGGAATCAGCTCCAATGCCTAAAGTTGTGCAAATGAAGGAGCATGTTGTTGTCCCTGAGGTGCATTCTAAGAATCCAGTCTGTTACTTGCCGATTGAAGGTAGTTACACGTGTCAAATTTTAGGATCACATTGTGGTTCTACGACTTCATTTAGAACTGATGTGCGTGATAGTCCTTATAGGAGTCACTTTCAAGAGAAGTTGGGCGATTGTGTTTTTACACGGCCAGTTGCTAAGATGGCTAGACCGGCCAGACGGAATGCCTTGTTGGCTGTTACTGAAGATTTGCCACCTGCTGAGCCTGCGATCTTGAGGTTGGCTATAGATGATTTAAAAAGTAAGATTGAACAATTTGTGGAAACTTCTGATTTTGTTGAGCAAGTACACACTTTAACTATGAATGATGCTCTCAATGGAGTGCCAGGGGTAAAAGGTTTTGATCCAATTAACCCCAAATCATCAATGAGTTACCCATGGAATTGTCCCAAGTGGAAGCTATTTGCTTCTAATGACCTGGCAGAAGCCTTAGGTATAGATTCGAGGAAGATCCTGAAGCAACGCCGCCTGGAAGATGGTAAGATGATTTATGAGTATTGTCTCGAATTTGACAAAGGAAAATTTGATCCAGAAGTGTGTGTCACTGAAATTGTGAATAAGTTCTTGTTGAATGAGAGAGCTAATGTGATTTTTAGAACTAATTTGAAGGATGAGCCTGTGAAGTTTGAGAAGATAGCGCAGAACAAACTCCGTGTTTTTTCAGGGGCACCAGTTGATTTTGTCATCATGTCTAGAATGATTTTTTTGCCCGTTATGACTGCTATGACATATTATCCTGCAGTGTTCGAGAGTGCTGTAGGTGTTAATGCCCATGGAGTAGATTGGGGATATATTGGAAAGATTATCAAAAAATTTGGTGATAGTCGCGTGATAGCTGGCGATTTCAGCAAGTTTGATCAGAAAATCAGACCTGATTTCTCACTTGGTGCTTTTGAAGTGTTGAAGTACATATTTGAATTGGCCGGAGCATCTGTTGACATTTTGTCGTTAATTGATGGCATAGCCACAGAGGTGTGCTTCCCCATTTATGAGATTGAGGGCTTGCTTACTCAGGTCTTGGGTTCTGTCCCTTCAGGTCACTCTTTGACCGTGGTTTTGAATGGTCTTATTGTGTCCTTAAAAATTCGATACGTGTATTATTTTTTGCATTTGGAGAGTTATTTGAGAAAAGAGACGGTAGAGTTCAAATTGCCTTGTGCGTTTCATGAGGCAGTATCTCTAATCACATATGGTGATGATAATGCTATGAGTGTCTCACATAATGAAGAGAAACTCAACCAACAAAGTATTGAGAGAGTAATGGCTACCATCGGTGTAGTGTACACTAGTGCTGACAAAACAGCAATTCTTGAGCCATTTACAAATGCAGACGATCTTGAGTTTTTGAAGAGAAAGTTTGTTTTTGATGTAGAATTTGGTGGTGTTGTGGGACCTTTGGATAAAGATTCTATTCGCAAGATGTTGTGTGTTACAAAAAAAACGCGTGGTGATGTCATTGAGGCTGAAGTATTGACTAGTTCTTGGATGAATGCAATTGCAGAAGCCTCTTTCCACGGAAAAGATTATTATCAAATTGTGCGTGCTAGCATCTTGGAGCTGATGGATGGTAAGGATCAAGAGGGACACAAGTTCTCTGACTTTTTCCAGGATTTCAGTTATGATGATCTGATTCGGAGGTTTAGAGGGACGACAAGTGTTTATGAGTCGCTACATCTTGAAGATCAGTTCAGACCCGAATCTGGTGTGTGGGATGATCCCATTTTAGATGTGGACATTCCATGGGTTGCGTACCCAAATGTTCCACGTCACATGGATCATGTCTTTGGGGAGCTTAAGATTGAAGCTTGTTGCTTTAAAGCTCGACGAGAGGTGAGACATACATGGGGTAGGTATCTAAAATCACTGCTGTGTAAACAACATCACAATATTGTGGTAATGTCAGCATACGACTATCATCCTATTCGCATGCTCCAGAAGAGAAATCGTGGTGTGAAGTTTTTGCATGAGGATGCTTTTGAATCAGTTCATGAATTTGTTGAGGGTGTGTACTATCAATCTGACCCTAAATGGTTCATGCCTAAGCCTGATGATATGGCAGGGATACCACCCTTGGTCGTTTCAGAAA